ATTTGGTGGCAATGAAGTGAACTTGCCAACAAGCTCTCGCTGCTGGGCTTGTGCTACAGCCTGTTGCTCCATCTGCCGAACCCGATCTTGCTGTGCTTGCTCAAAAGTAAGTTTCCCCTGCCGCAGCGCCTCAGCAGAAGTTGCTGTGGCCTGTCCAATCTGCCCAATCCTAGCACGCTCTGCCTGAAGCTGGAGAGGCTGCATCTGCGCTTGGAAAGCCGCATTCTGCTGTGCGATTGCAGCCTGTTGCTGCTGAAGCGCACTCTGCTCCTGCATCTGGCGAAGCTGCATGATCCCCGTCAGACTCTGAAGGAAGTTCTGAGCCGGAGGCTGGGGGATGTTGATAGAGTAGTCGTATGGTCCGGCCATATTAAACGTCGAGTCCTGAGGTTATCATTCCAGCTTGCCCCATTCCAGGATTGTAGCCTCCTCCAAATCCTCCGCCTCCCTGAAGCACATTGTACAACATATAGTTCTGAAGTCCTCCACCAAGTGCTCCAGCAATTCCAGCAGCCCCTTGAGCCTGCGCCTGAGCTGCGCCAATCTGCCCGGCAGCCAACGCTTGCCCTTGTCCAACCATCAGGTTTCCGATGTTCTGGGCAGACTGCTGTCCAGCAGCAGCAGTGCCGGCTGCCGATGCTTGGCCAAGACGCAACAGGTTCTCTGCCGAGGTAGATCCAAGTGATGTCAAGCCAGCCAACTTGCCGTACTGAGACTCGATGAGTTGGTTGAGCAAAGCAGGACGAAACTGAGCCAGTGCAGCCTGCACATTTCCTCCTCGAAGTCCACCAGTAGCAGCAGCATTCTGAAGAATAGCTTCCTCTCCTTGCCGAGCCAGTTCTTGGTACTGAGCACCCTGCTTTATCTGATTGATGGCAGCCTGCTGCTCTCCTGCTCCGCGCAGTCCTGCCAGTCCCTGCATGGCCTGAAGCGCACCAGGACCAGCACCGATGTAGGGCTGGGTTAGGTCAGGCTTTCCAGCTTGAACATATGGCGCAAGAAGCTCGCGAATAGCATCAAACTGCCTGCGCTGCTCGTCAATGGCTTGGCCTTGCGATTGTGCCTGAGTTTGTGCTGCCGATTTAGAAGCGGATGACGCTTTATTGGCACCATAAATTGCTGCACCTGCGCCAACGACCGCAGTTGTGACTCCAATTATTGCCATCGACATAAGATAATTAATTTAGCTGTTTAAGAGACTTGAGCATCTCTTGAAGCTCAGGATGTAGAAATGAAATGTCGCAGACTGGTTCCTCGGCCAACTCCTTCTCCAAGACCTGAATGTCGGTTTCCTCAGTTGGATGAACAGTCAACCAACGCATGTCCTCTAAAATATAGAGCAGCTTCTGAACTCCAACATCAGAAACAAAAACATATGGAGCAGTCACCTCAAACACCTGATCTCCAGTCATAACCTTTGCCTTGCCGGAGATGACAACATTGAAGTGTTTTGTGTTGTGTTTTTTGCCTATAACAAAACTTCCAGCAGGCATGAATATCTCACGCATGTACACCTTTGGGGCGAACATGTGATTCACAGGCATTTCTGTCTGCGGAAAATGCGAGAAAATAGACGCAAGCTGCGCTATTTCAACGTCGCGTGGAATTGAAAGCTCTTCAACCACTAGGTGATTTCCCTCCCGGAAGCAGTGATGGTGAGCGACGTAGCCGCACTGGCCAGCGTCGAGATGAACCCGCCGGCTTCGAGCACCTGTCCGATCAGTTCAGGGCACAAGTAGGTTTCCCCAGGAACGATGGCGCGAGTCTTGACGATCAAATTGGAGTTGCCGGCAGATCCGCCTGAAATGATCAAGTTGGCCGAGAACGTCACGTTTGTAGTGTTCGTGTTCGTCACCGTGAACTTGTCGATGATCGTCTTGCAGTTCACAGCAGTGTACTGAGCAGTCTGAGAGTTTTCAGCCTGCTTGGGCGGGATGATGTTTTTGACGGTGACTGCCATGTTAGGAGATGTTGTTGGTGACGCTCAGGATTACTGACGGGGTAGTTGGCACCGGTGGGGTTGCGGTGAACGATTTGATCTCGATGTCCACAGTGTCCGTGGACCAGACCAACTCAAAGTAATCTCCCGCAGCCATCTTATAGACGAAATTCCAAGCTGCAACACTTTCTGCGTTGTTGCCTTGAATGCGAATCTGGGTTGCTGAGTTGGCTTGATCCACACCATTGATTCTGGCCCACAAGAAAAACAGTCCCACACCTCCAGAAACCTTGTCCAACTGCATGGAGAACTGGAAGTTATAGACTCCATCAGAGTCCACAATGATACGGCTCGTGGGAGAGCCAATACGCACTCCAAAACTCAGGTCAGTCGAGTTGAATGTAACGGGGTAAGCAGTGTTGATGACTGCTGCGTTCTGTGTGGTCGTGTCGTAAAACGTCCCGTACCTTGGAGTCTTGAGTGGGACAACAGGAGGAGCCAAGGCGACTAGAGCCAGATCCTGCTCCACGTTTGCAGGAAACTGCTGCACGGGCACAACAGGCAACTCATCAGGACTCCTTGCAGGTTGAGGAGCACTCGCCAGAAGCTCTACAGCATCAGCGAGCCTCGATATAGCGGACAGCGCCTGAATAGCCTTAGAATCGGCGTTCTGTGCGTTTACAGAGACTTCCTCAACTATAGCCGCATTGTCGTTGAGACTGGAAGGGATGAGCGCGAAAAGCTGTTCGAAAGCCCGGATCGCCCGTTGGGAGGGCAGAAACTGAGCCAGCTCGTTACGGGTGATCTTGTACGGTCCCTCGATCATACCGCAAGCGGTTCAACCCTTACCTCTAGTCTGGCCACAGAAAGCTGGGCATCACTGGTTCCACGGAACTTCTGTGCCCTCCACTGCCTCATGCGTCCCTGCTGAAGCCACGAGAGTCTCTTGCCACGCACACCAGTCATGCCGGCCTTGCAGACACGTTCTTGGCTGTATGTCAGCCCGTCTTCGGTGTACGAAGTGAATATGCTTGGATCAGCACCAAAGGTGGAGTTCCCAGTCAGTGCTACCAGTTCCAACTCATGGAAAATCAGGCCCCGGCTCTCGTTGTACAGGATGATGGTTGAGAACTCCCAGCCATTAAGCTGTCCCCAGTGCGAGGAGATCGTGTCTGTTAGGTAACCAAAGGAAACACTCAACGGGTCTCCCACGTTCCAGCGATTGTAGGCCCACACGAGGTTCTTTGCCCTGTACTGGCTTTTGCCAACGATGCTGCTTGTAAGTGTGAACCAGACTGGAGTGCCAACCTGAGTGGTGCCAGCGGCGTCAAACACCAGAGTCCGGTCAGGCAGATGGATGTAGAGGTGCCTGTAGCCCTTGTCTACCCGGGACTCCACAAGGATCTGAGAAAGCTGCGTCTCAGTAAACTCTTCGAGGATCAGGTCAATCTCACGAGTGGAGATCTTCTGTGCGTTGCTGCCGGCGATGAGCCAGACAGCAGGAGCCTCGTTGCGTCCTCCACCCACAAACGCGATGGACTCCATGAAAGCACAGCAGGCATGTGTGCCGATGACTCCACGCTGGACCTGAGCGCCTTCTACGCGCTGAAACGGAAACAGTGAGCCTCCTACGTTGTCGAACACCTCGATCGTGTGCCGGTTCAGTGCGTAGACCTCGTTACGCACCTTCAGGAGGGCGAGCACAGGATCAGGATCAGCTTCAGACGAACCGTACTTGAGCGGGTTGACTGCAAATGGGTTGTTGAGTTCCGTGACGATCAGAAACTCCCCGTCTGTCGTCATAAAGTAGCCGTCCACCCAGACGACATCAACGACGGTGCTGATGTCAGGATCAGTGACCTGTTGGAGCCCAGTGCTGGGACGATACAGGAATAGATTCCCGCCTGAAGCGATTGCGAGATAGTCGAAGGAGTAGTCGAAGGTGACTTGGCCTGTGCCGCCTACGTCGCCAATGACGGTGACGACGTTCAGGCTGGAGATGGACACCAGCTTGGTGCCCATGACACGGTAGAGCAGGTTGTTCCACTCGATGCCTCCCCGGTCGATTCCGGGACCGGTGCCAAGCCCTACGATCCCGTCTGCTGGGCGAAAGTATCCATCCGAGATGCCCTCCTTGAGAGCAATAGGCACCATGTTGCGCGGGTACTCCACACGGAAGTCGCCGGCAGTGTTCGTGTAGATGCCATTGAGGATGGGGACTTGCATTACTTCTTCTTGGCAGTCTTCGCAGCAGCCTTGAACGCGGCGGCAGTGGGAGCACCTTTCGTCCCAGGCTTACGCATCTTCTCCTTCGAGCCAGCCTCGATGCGTTCCCTCTTCTTGTGAATATTACTGTACAATCCGGGCTTCATTTGCAGTTCCAGCGTTTGAGTGATGCAGCCTTGCGAGTGGGACGACCTTTCTCGTCTTTCATTGGACCGGGCATCCCGCTCATACGAGCACAGAAAGACCTCCTACGGGCTGCGTCCTTCTCTGTCTTAGGGTTAGGAGCCGGTGGCTTGAGGTTACTGCCTGTGGCGGCGTTGTACTTGGCTCGACCCTTGGCAGTCAGCCCTGCCCCCTTGGAGACAGGCAGCTTCTCGCCCTTGGACACAGAGAGGTTGACTTGTTTTTTAGCCATTGGACTCGTCAGGAGGAGGCAAGAATGAACCATCAGGCTGTTGAATCCAGCCGGGACCGCAAAAAATCCCGTCCACGTTAACCAACGTAGTGCCAACAGGAGGCGTGTACGGAGTCACTCCGTCCCACACAATAACACCTTGCACCACTTTTGTAACGTCATCAATAATAGCGTATCGCATGATTAGAAATAGGTTATCACAATTACAATTCCATCTGCTCCATCGCCGCCAGCACCAGAATTGTTTGTGGCATCGAGTCCTGCTCCGCCGCCACCGCCGGCAGCACCATAAAAACCTCCATTGCCACCGTTTCCACCATTGACACCAACAGTGATTGACGAACCTCCACCTGCTCCTGCGCTACCTGCGATTGCAGTGTTAACAAACGAATTTGAGCCAACTCCACCATTTCCTCCGCCAGCCAATCCTCCAGTCGCTTGACCTCCAGATGCAAATGTACCCAAGGCAACTCCACCAACTCCACCATTTGCCGCTGCTGGGGTAGTCGCTGCCAAGCCCCCTCCAGATCCGCCACCGGGACATCCAACTGTAGAATTGTTGCCCCCAACACCCGCTCCAGTGCTTCCAGTGCCTCCATTGCCACCTTGAAACATTGCGCGAGCAGAAGCAGACGCTCCTGCTGGTCCAGATGCTGTTGTCACAACTCCAGCACCACCTCCACCCTGAACAATCACCCAACTTCCGAACGATGAATTTGTGCCTGCTGTTCCA